GGGGTGGATCGAACCTATCAGGCGCTTGTCTCCCTTGCTACTAAAAAACCTGTCACAACCCTCGTCAATGAAATGCTGGCCTCTGCTGGCTACTACCTACTCTGTCCCTCCAAGTATATCAAGGCAACCTCCCCTACTGACGAAATCGGTTCCATCGGCGTCGTCGTCGCGCAATGGGATTTCTCGAAAGCCTACGCGGACATGGGCATTAAAAAGCATGTCCTCGTGAGTCGGAACGCGCCCAAGAAGGCCGCAAATCTGAGTACGGAAGCCGGGCGCGATGTCATCCAGGAACGCATCGACGCAGTTGAGCGGATTTTCTATTCGAGAATTTCGGAATCTCGCGGAATATCCGCAGAAGACATCGCCCTGAAATACGGACAGGGTTCCGTCCTTGTGGCGAGTGATCCCGATCCGAAAAAGCCCGACGCGCTGCGCGCCGGCATGATCGACGCGCTTGTGACTGCCAGCGGTGATTATGTCGAACTCTCAAAACCAGATCCCAATGCGGCGACCGCCGCAGAAGATAAAAATTCTCCCCCCGCAGTAGCGGGCGAATCTCAAAGTCAGGAGGGTCATAAGATTATGAACCTTACCGAATTCCTGGCGCAAGGCCCGACCGCTCAGGCGGAAATCGACAAGTTCAAGGCCGACGCCATCGCGACGTACAAGACGCGAAATGACCGGTGCGCCGCAATCCTCGGCTCGGAAGTATACGCTGGGGATTCATCCGTTCGGGCGAAGGCCGTCGCGTGTCTGAAGGGCGAAACCACGCTCGAAGAACTCAACGGCGCTGTCGGCATGTTCGACATGATGGCCGAAAAGTCCAAGAAAACGGCCGGTGAAGCGGAAACCGCTACGCAGGGTGAATCGCCCGCGCAGGGCGGACCCGCTGCCGAGGCCATCGCCAAGAAAGCCGAGGAAGACGCATGGATCGCGGCTGTCGGCGGAAAAAAGGAGGGCAAGTAAATGTCCGAAACATATACCCCTGACAATCTGATCGCCGGAGATTTCCCGATGATAACCGGCTGGCGCACGATTCCCGCGAATGCTGCGGCTCTTGTCCGCGGCTCCGTACTCGGGAAGATCCTGTTCGGCGCTACCACGAAAACCGCCGAGTCTGCCGCTCATGGCGCCGGTGCGGAAGATGCGAATACCGGAGACGGTACGCTCACCCTCGATGCGACGACTCCGGTCCAGGCTGGCGCGAAAGCCGGCATCTACAAGGTTCGCATTTCCCGTATCGCTATTGCCCAGGTAGGCACGACTCCCGCCGTTCCTGCGCAGAAAACGATTGCCACTCTTACCGACCCCGATGGCAACGTTCTCGCCGTGGTCGATGTCCTCGGTTCCGGTGGCACGACTATTACCAATCAGGTCAAGTTCGCCATCGCCGAAGGCTCGACACCGTTCGCCCTCACGGATGGATTCGATATCACCGTGGCGATCACCGTGGCGGCCGGTTCAGGCGAAGCCAAGCTCGTCGATTCTTCCGCTGTGGACGGCTCGCAGGCTCCCGAATGTGTGCTGCTTGAGGCCACCGCCGTAAGTACCGCTGCCCAGGTTGTCCCTGTCGCCCTTACTGGCGCATTTGCTTCCGCTCATCTCGTGTTCGGTGGATCGGACACGTATGCCACCCATGCCGACGCGCTGCGCGCGCTTTCCATCTTCGGCAAAACCACGCTTGCAGCGTAAGGAGAGAGCCAAATGATTGATATCTATGAGACCAGGACAATGCTTCGTGCGCTTGAGGAAATACCCAAGCCACTGACTTTCCTGAAAGACACGTTTTTTCACAATACTCCGATTCTGTCCGAAACGGACAGCATCGATATCGATGTTGTGAAAGAAAACCGTCTCCTTCCGGTCTATGTTAGGCCGGTGCAGGAAGGGCATGTGGTGCAGGGTGGTGGATTTACCACGAACACCTATAAGGTGCCCTACATCAAGGAAAAAATCCCCACTCACGCAGGACAGCTTTTTGCCCGCGCCGCCGGAGAAACCGTCTACTCCGCTTCCACCCCCATGCAGCGAGCCGCGCAGAAATTCAATAGCGAATTGCTCAAGCTCGAAAGGATGTTCACTCGCGCCGAGGAAATCCAGTGCATGCAGGGGATGTTCGAAGGGAAAGTCACCTGCAAGAACGAAGCCGGCACCGCTATCCAGGTCGTAGATTTCGGCCTCCCCGCTACGCATAACCTCGCCTCGAACGCCGGGCATACCCTATGGAATTCCATCGCGAAAAACGCCCTCCTGAAACAGCTCCGTGACTGGCGCAAGATCATCGTGAAGGACTCCGGCGTCAACCCCACTCACCTGCTTCTTGGCACTGATGCTGCAGATGACTTCATCAGAGTTCTTGACCCCGATACGGCTACGGTGGGCAACTCTGCTTCATCGATCCGCATAGATCGTGGCGTGGTCGATCCTGCATTCGTAAAGGGAACGCCCGGCGTCATCTATTGGGGCTACATCAAGGAAGTCGATCTCTTCATCTATTCCTACGATGAATACTACTGGGATGGTTCCGCGAATCAGCCGCTTGTCCCCGCGAAGAAAGTCTGGATGGGTTCGCCCAACGCCAGGTTCGACCGGCACTATGCCGCCATTCAGGACATGGACAGCCTCATCGCCGTTTCGAGATTCGTCAAGTCGTGGGTCGTTCCCGATCCCTCCGTCCGCTGGCTGATGATGCAGTCCGCGCCCCTCATGGCGCCTCACCAGGTTGATTCGTTCCTGGTCGCTGCGGTCCTGTCGTAAGGAGGGGGCGCATGAAAGTTCCCGAAGGCATGACGGTATGCGTCGGCGCGAGAGAATACCGCGCCGGCGACGAAATTCCCGACAAGCACGTTCCTGCTTCCATGAAGAAAGCTGAACGTGCGGCACTCGTGCAGCCTGTCTCCAAGGCTGAACCCGTTGAAGGCAAGAAGTAAACCGTGATCAACGTTCGCGCGCTGGCTGAAACAGACCTCGCCCACACTCTCGAAGGCGAGTTTAGGATTCCGGTCGTTTTGATCGATCCTACCGGCCTAAAAATAGACAAAACAAAAAACGGCCTATCCCTCGGGGGCCGAGTTCTGTTAAGCCAGCCGCGAACGAACATGGATACTGGAGAGGTTGTCATTGTCCCCGATCCCGTGGTTGAACTCCGCCGATCTTCCCTTTCTCGTGTCCCTGTGATTGGCGAGAAGTGGGGCGTGATAATCCCAGATAGCCCTAGAGCTGATGCGGTGCTTGAAACCTATGTCCTGGACCCCTCTCGAACTGTTTCTGGCGGTGAAAGCCTTGGCGTGATAAAGCTCCCGCTCGTAAAAGCGACCCAGGCGGAAATTGAATGAGTTTAGCCAAACTGGAAATGGTGAACATCAAGAACGCGCTTGACGCTCTGCTCATCAAGTACGCTGCTGGCCGCTTCAATGTGATTACCGCTCGCGGGCAAAGCCAACACGCAAATTCTGTCGAAGTAATGAGACAGGTATCGACCTATTATTCGGGTGGTTCATTCCCTCTTTCCGAATCTTCCGTCACTGGACCGTACTCGCATAATGGAACGATAAAAATTGATCTCCTCGTTGCTGCCGCCTCTCCAGTTGACCTCTCTGCTCTCAATAACCCCGCATCAACGGCCGCACAGCTTTCTGCTGCTCTCATGGCCTCTGCTTCGGCGGGGGCTCGTGCTGATGAGCTTTTCGATGATCTTGTGGCGGTTGTCTGGAATATCATAATGAATCCCGCGAACATGGAATTGGGACTCGATTATGATCCGAATCGCTGGATCTCCACAATACAAAAAAATGATCCCGCGCCCCGTGGCTCGCTTGTTCTCCTGTCAGGCACAATAACGATGACCGCTACCGCCCTCGAATATCCTGAATCAGAAGTTGGGACCGCGGGAAACGCTATTGATCTGACTGTAGAACTCACCCCGGACATCGTAAATCACGGACTCGATACCGCCGAACAAGGCGTAAAGGAAGGTACTTAATGAGCATAGTAGCAGGTTCCCTCGCCGCTGGTGTCGGCGCCGGAGTAAAAAATACAGTTCTCAAGGCAAGCGCAACCGTATTGCCGAGGAAAATCCTTGTCATGGGAACGGCGCTCGCCGCTCTCGAAGACGGGATTTCGATGGCAGTCCCGCAGCTCATCCTCAGCCCGGAGGATGGAAGCGCGAAATATGGACGCGGTTCCATGCTTTCAAGGCTTATCGCCAGGGCATTCGCAGGATCGAACTACGCAGTACCGATCTATGCGTTCCCTGAAGCGGAGGCCTCTAGCGGAGCCGTCGCTGCCGTAGGAACCCTAGTCCTTACCGCCTCCACTCCTGGCGTCGGTTCGCTATATGTCTACATCAATAGCGTTCTTTACCAGATCCCTGTACTCGCCACAAGCACTCCGACAACCCTCGGCGATGCGCTTGCTGCGGCGATAAACGCCGATCTCGACGCTCCTGTGACCGCCGCAAACGTGACAGGCACCATAACCTTCACCGCAAAATCTGCCGGTCCATGGGGCAATGGAATTTCGATTTCTGTGAACGAGTGGCCCCAGGATGGCGAGGCACTTCCGACTGGCGTCACGGCGACGATTACCGCGATGGCAACCGGAGCGGGTCTTCCCACGATTGCGACTGACCTTGCGAATGGCCTCGGCGTTGGTTCGGCGGCGAATGCCGATGGCTTCACTGATGTCATCCACGGGTACATGAAAGAGACTGTCGCGCTCGATGCTCTCGCTGATTATGTCGGCCAGGGAAACGAATTCAGCGGCCTTTACGACAGAAATGTGCATCGCCCGTTCCGTTCCCTTACCGGGGATGTAAGCACGGGTTCTGCGGGCCTCGCGGCGCTCATCGTTATCACGGATGCCCGGCTGAATGATCGCTGCAATGGCGTCATAGCCAGGCCCGGCGCCCTCGCCCACCCCTCCGAAATCGCCGCCGTTGCCATAGGAGAAATGGCTGCCGCAAACAACGAACTGGCCGAGTCGAATTACATCGGCAAGGTTCTTCCTGGCGTGGACCCCGGAAATAAAGCGAAGCTCGCTGGTCTCGACTGGACCCAGCAGTACACGAGCAGGGATATCGCCGTGAAAGCCGGGATATCCCCCACCATCATCGAGTCCGGCGCTGTCGTGATGCAAAACGTGGTTTCGTTCTACAGGCCGGCCAGCATTCCTGCAACGTCGAACGCCTACCGCTCGATGCGCAACATTTCCATCCTCCAGAATATGCTGAATGCGATTTATACCGTATTCAACAGCGAGAAGTGGAAACAGTTCACCATCGTCAGCAATACGGCGAACGTCAGCAACTCGGCTTCCAGAGCGAGGGCGCGCGATGTCGGCGATGTGCGCGATGAACTTATCGCGCTGATCAAGGATTTCGCGGCGAATGCCTGGATCTATGAGGCCGAGTATTCCCTTGCTGCGCTCAAGGTGGCGACCGCCATCGCCGTGCGCACGGGCGGGGACGGCTTCGTGAACACAATTCCTTTCGTGCTTTCCGGCGAGGGGCTCATCATCGATACCACGGCGTATGTCGATACCTCGATCGCCGTCCTCAGCGCATAAGGGAGGCGCGTGAACTATGGCAAAAGATATTGTCGGAACTCCGAAAAAAGTTTCTATCGCGGGTGTCGGGTATCGCGTAGCCGCCGATGCCGATTTCAAGGATGCGAAACCGGCATTCAAAAACGAAGCCGAACAGACAACGGGCGGGACGTTCAGAAAGATGGTCTCGCAGCCGCAGGAAGTCGAGAGCGTGACCCTCGTCGTCAATGGCGATGACCTAGACAGGCTGAAGGCCGTCCAGGAGAGCCAGGATGATGTCACGCTCTCCTACGAGACGCGCGCCGGGGATGCGTACTCCGGAAAGGGCTGGATCGATTTCGACAGCCGCCAGACAGCGAGCGGCAAGCTCGAAGTGAAGTTGTTCCCCCGCGACGGGTGGACTTCGACGGTTGCTCCGTAAGGGGCAATTCATACATAGGTCGCCTTTCTACCCGACGACCTAACATTTTTCATGGAGGCACAGAATATGTCCAAATGGTCCAATCCCGTTCCGAAGGAAGGGGATAAGAGTTCGTTCAAACTCAGCGAGGAATCGGCCACGGCTTGTGTGCGCGAACTTCTCGATTTCTACCATCTCAATGTTGGCGACATCGAAGATCCCGCAGGTAAAAATTCTTTCGAGCTTTCGCTGAACAAGCTCCAGAATGCCTACCGCCGCGGCGCCCTCGAAAACAAGATGGAAAAGGGTTCTCTGAAGATCATTCAGCATCTCGATCATGCTCCGGGCGACCTCAAGGAAATCACCTACGACGAACTCCAGGGCAAGTACAAGCCAGCTATGGACGCCTACGAATCCAAAGAGACGTATAAGCGGCAGTTCGCCCTCCTGGGCGCTCTCTCCGGCCTGGGACAGTTGGCTATCGAATCTCTCAGAGGTACCGACCTCTCGATAGCGGAGTGCCTGAGTTTTTTCTTTTTGATGGTCTGAGCCAGATGGATCAGTGGATGGGCAATTTGTTTTACCGACATGCTCATCCACTGGAAATTGAGAGTATGTATTTCCATCAGCTTTCGTACTGGAATGGTTGGCATGAGGTTCTACGAAAAGCTGAAACTCCGACCAAGTAAGAGGTAAAGATGCCTGATTTTCCCGTTTCGACGACCTTCACCGCCCATGATCAACTGACTCAGTTTTTCACCAAGGGTGAAGCCGCAGCGGGAAAATTCGAGACAATGGTAAAGGGTGCGTTCAATCGTTCCGGGCGTGAAGCGAGTCTATTCAGTAAAATAGTAGGCGGTGTCACGCTCGGGAATCTTGCGGCTCGCGGAATTTCAGCCGCAGGACGAGGTATAAAGGATCTCGTGGTTGATTCTAAATCAGCTGCCAAAGATTTAATGTCCTTGAAAACAGCGTATGGATCGGTATTTGAAGGCAAGGCCGACGATCAGTTGAAATTTGCATTCGAGCAAGCTAATAGGCTTGGCCTGGCGCAAGAAACAACCGCTCGATCATATATGCAGCTCGCCGCTTCTGCAAAAGGCACAAAGCTCGAAGGTGCGACAGTAAAAGAAGCATTCCTGGGTGTCGCTGAGGCCTCTACTGCCTTGAAGCTATCTCAGGAGCAATCTGAAGGCGCGATACTTGCCGTTACTCAGATGATTTCCAAGGGCAAAATCTCGGCAGAGGAACTTCGTAGGCAGATGGGCGAGCGCATCCCCGGTGCGTTCAATATCGCCGCTCGAGCTATGGGGGTCACGACACAGCGGCTCGATAAAATGATATCCACCGGTAGAATTACGGCTGAAAAATTCATCCCAAGATTCGCTGCACAATTACGAAAAGAATTCGGCCCCGCTGCAATAAAAGCTGCTCAGGATTTTGCGGCCATAGAACAGCGTTTTGAAAACTTGAAATTGACGATGAGACAAGGGATAGGTAGTACAATATTGCCTATTTTGGCGAAGGTGTACGAAAGAGCTTCGCCGATAGTCATGAAGATGACTGAATGGGTGAATGCGAATAGGGATTTAATATCTACGAAGATTATTGAGTTCCTTGATAACACGGTGGCTGGAGTCGAAAAAGCGATCCCAAAAGTAAGGGAATTTGTTGGGTTTATTCAGAAATTAACTCCCCTGATCAAGGATATTGGTCCTGGATTTGTCGCAGCGCTAATCGCGTACAAGGCTATGGAAATTGCATTCAAGGGCGCCGTATTCATCATGGGTATATTCAAAACCATAAACGCCATAATCTTCGCATATCAGGCCTATGTTGGCGGCGCAGCAACGGCTACGGAAGCGCTTAATTTCGTTATGGCAGCGAATCCAGTGGGGCTTGTCTGTGTAGCGGTTGCGACCCTCGCGGGCCTTTTTGCTATCTTGGCGAACAGGGTTGGAGGCGTTGGGCCAGCGTTCGGCGTTTTGTGGAATTGGGTTAAGACTCTTGGATCTGGAATTCTTTCTTCGCTTTTATGGCCCATTGAGAAACTATTTGACCTTCTCGGGAATCTCCCCGGTCAGTCCGGTGAGGTTTATAGG